TATGTATGAGCGACCTCATAGTCCAGGGTGAATACGATGATGTTTATAACTCGCTCAGGGTCGCGCTAAAGACAGATGATGCAACCTATGTAATTAGGCAGGATCAGGATTCAATAGACCTATACGGAGTAGCAGCTATAGACGTACAGATAGACACAACAGACATAGACCAACTAAACGTATGGGCAGATAGGGTCTTCACTCAGTACCCAACTCGATTAGTAAAAAGTGTTACAACTCCGGCAATAGACAGAAACAACAACTTGACACACGCGGCGGAGATTATGCCTGGAGAAGTACTGGGGGTAAAATACGTTACTTCGGAGCTGAACATAGACAGTTACTATTCGGTTGCTAAGGTGATTCACACAATAGACGTAAACAATTGGTTCACTAGACTAGAACTATGGAAAGAGGCATAAATGGCATACAAGACATTCGCTAACGGATTCCCACTTCCGGCGAGCGATCTCAATAATTTTCTAATGAATCAGAGCGTTATTGTATTCGCAGATTCGGCAGCTAGAACTACTGCAATACCTAGCCCGGTAACCGGAATGCTTACTTACCTAGTAGACACAGCAGCGTATGAGAGCTGGAACGGTTCGGCTTATGTAGACCTGAACGACAACACAGACGCAATCCCTAAAAGCACAGTAACAACAGCACAAGATCTAATAGTTGCAGACGGCGCTAGTTCGGTAACTCGCTTAGGCGTAGGCACAGACGATCAGGTTCTAAGTGTCGTTGCTGGAGAAGTGGCGTGGGCAGATGCAGGCGGTGGGGGCGGCGGATTCAATTCATTGGTCGAAATCACTGCGACAAATTCAAGCTATACAGTTCCAACACTAGCTTCTAACATTGTCAAATTTACTGTTATAGCAGGAGGTGGGGCAGGCGGGGACGGTACTACATCGGGTAGTTCAGGGGGAAATTCTAGTGTTACGGCGGCTTCTGCTATTTCCGCAACTGGGGGGCTTGGTGGATACTCAAGACAAAGCATTCCCCCAGATCCTCAGTTTGCATACGCTAGTTCAAATTGGGGCAACCCTAGAATAAGTGGTTATAGTAACGGAGACCCTTATCCTGGTTATGGCGGTCAAATCAAAATTGGTTACTTAGACCTAACAGGCTACGGCACAATAAATGTTCAAATTGGAGCTGGGGGAGAGAGCTTTAGTTATGCAGCAGATGGGTTCAGTGGGATAGTAGTTATGGAGTATTCAGCATGAGCAGAGTAGCGGCAGTAATAAAAAACGGATTAGTTCAGAACGTCATTGTAATTGCAGACGGAGAACAGGGCGATTCTGAAATAGAGCTTACTGGGGCAATAGAAACAACTGGAATACAAGCTGGTATTGGCTGGTCGTATAAAGATGATCAGTTTATAGCGCCACCTAAAACTAAAGAGCAGCTTAAGTTTATTGCAGAACAGGCAGCTAGGGCAGAACGGCGAGAAATAGCAGAGTCTAAGCTCCTAGAACTAGGGCTAACAGTAGAAGACCTGAAAGCCTTACTCGGCTAATGTCAGAGCAAATACCTAGAAGCAACACACAGCAGCAGTTACTACTAAAGTTAGTAGGTGACATGGCAGACGTAAAAGCCGGTTTTAAGATGCTGCAAGATCACGAGGACAGAATAAGAGAGCTAGAAAAGGCTCGCTGGCAGACAGCCTGGGTTACTGCTTTCGCTTCTGCTGCTCTAACTGCTTTCGCTGTCACTATTGTTTCGCAGGTGCTAATTTGAGATACCCACTTCCTAAAGCAAGCATCACAGCACTCTATGGCGCTACAGAGAACAGGAGTACCCCACATAGGGGACTAGACTTTGCCGCAGCGACGGGCGCTTGGATCACAGCACCGGAGACAGGCACAATAGTAGTAAACACCTGGAGCGATGTTTTAGGCTGGTGTCTAGTCCTACGCTTCTGGCATGAGGGCAAAGACATGCCTATGTATCTAGGCTTTGCTCACTTGAAGGTAAAGAGCAAGCACAAGGTCGGTACTAAAATCTGGGAGGGCAATAAGTGGTTCGCAGCAGTTGGAAATACTGGGAGCGCATCACGCGGCAGCCATCTTCACCTTACTTACGGAGACACGCCTAAGCACATCTTCTACGGTCAGACATTCGACCCACTAGCCCTATTGGAAAGGTACGCCAAATGAGATTCAACCCCCAGATTAGAAAAGCAATCTACGCAGCAGTAGCCGGATTAGTGCCGCTTCTAGTAATCGCCGGGATAGTAACGGGCGAACAATCGCAGCAGATACTTAGCAGCGTCGCAGCGGCTTTAGCTTTCTTTGCTTCAGTAATGGCAGTAAAGAACACTGAGGTAAACAACCCTGAAGAATACGAAGACGTAACCGAGGGAATAGAGTTACCACACATTCCAGGTGTCTAACTTTTTACACCCTTCTTAGACTACTTTTTACACTAACTCTAGCGTTTCGCAATCTAGCGCGTTGCCTAGTGTTAACGCCCCCCCAGATACCATGCTTCTCATCATTCACTAAAGCAAACTCTAGACACAGCGACCTAACCGGGCAGATCTTACAGAGACTAATCGCAGACCTAAGGCTAGTATTAGGAACGCCTCCTTCTGGAAACCAAGCATCAGGGTCAGAAGTTTGGCAGGCAGTTGCCCCGGTCTTCCTAATGCCTTCTGCGAGTGCAGTTAGGGCTTGTTCTGAGTTCATGCCTAAACAATAACTGCAATTTTGTCGCGCTGCTTTGCTATGCTCCAAAACATGATCACAGTGAATAAGACAATTGCCAAACTAGGCGGCACTCTAATCGGCACACACCCGGCAGGATCTCCTGAGTGGCATGCTCAGAGATCTCACGCAATCGGCGGCAGCGACATAGCTCCGATAATGAATAAATCTCCCTGGACTAGCGCGGTGTACTTATGGGCGCAGAAGTCTGGCTTGCTATTGCCTACAGAAGGCACAATGGCTATGAAGCTAGGTAACTACTTCGAGCCTGCTATAGCTCGACTATTCGGGGACATGCACCCACATCTCATAGTGCATACGGGAGATTACACCTACGAATCACAGAAAAACGCGTCATTTCACGCTAACCCCGATGGCGTTATTGAAGACGAAGACGGCAGGTTATACATTCTCGAGATCAAATTCTCTAGAAACGCTATGCCTATCTTGCCGGAGCATTACAGGCTTCAAGTTCTTTGGTACATGATCGTGACAGGCTTGCATAGTCCCGGTGTACTTTGCGCGGTCGCAGGAGGCGAATACAGGGAGTTTACGGTTGAGTATGACCCGATAGAGGCTGAGGCACTTATGAGGGCGGCAGAGAGCTTCCTAGAGCTTGTGAGGACAGGAGAGCAGCCAGACATAGAAGGCAGCGATTCTACTTACAGCGCAATTAGGATTCTGCATCCGGACATAGAAGACACAGAGATAGAAATAGACCCCGAGGAATACCGACTTCTGCAATCGGCACTAGAGCAAGAAAAGTTCTGGAAGCAGCAGGCAACACTTAGAAAGTCGGTCATTCAAAGCAGCATGAAGGGCGCTAAGTACGGTTATGTAGATGGCGAGAACGTTGTAATGTTACAAAGCAGATCAGGCGGCGCGCCTTATCTCAAAATCACAGGAGGATAAACATGGGATTCATGGATAACTACGAACCAGTAGCCGACAGGATAGCAAAGTTTTGGGAGAAGCACCCAAACGGCAGAATACACACAGAGATAAAGCTAATCAACGAAACCGAGATCGTCATTATGGCAAGTGTCTACACTGACCGGGAGGACATGCGACCAGCAGCTATTGACTTTGCCCAGGAAACAAGAAACTCAAGCCCAATAAATAAAACTAGCTTCATGGAAAACTGCGCCACTTCAGCGATAGGCAGATCACTTTCAACGCTCGGGTTTTCTAGCAAGAAAGACGGTCACAGCGTTAGACCTAGCGCGGAGGAAATGCAGGCAGCATCACAGGAAGCCCTAGCAGTGTCTCTAAAGGGCTTTGAGGGTCGCGCAAGTGTCCTAGCCCTAAGTAGTGACGTTGAGGGGCTTAGAGAGCTATACAGCGACGCTAAGCTTCATGGAATGCCTAAGCGATTCCTAGAGCAGATTACAGAGATGGCTAAGGCAGTAGATACAAAGTGAAACCGAAGGAGACGTAGCCCACAGATAGCTACGCCTCCAGCAGTAATTCTATCTGACAGACAGGAGAATCATGGATCAGGAAACAGACTGGAAAGAGTTCACAGAACGAACTTGGCTAACGGGTTACAAACGCGGCTACGGTCATGGTCGCGAAGACATGCGAAAGCAACTCACTTTTGAACTTTGGGATTTCAGGAAAAAGATACTTTTGACCGATACAGATCTGGCTGAAACGATAGAAATCTGCATCGACAGATTAGAAAAATTAAAATAAGATACATCTTCTATATATAGATATATATATAAGCATTATTAAAGGTTCTATATATAGAAATTTAACTTAATAACTATACATAGGCATTATGTTTATATATAGCAAGAAATTACTCATCACAGAAAAGAGAATGAAATGCCACAGATTACAATCACAGGAGACGTAAACCTAATTAAATGGGAAGGCAGAAGGATCTCAGTTTGGGAGAACTACGATGTTCCAGGCTATACAAAGCCCTTCTCAAGACTTTGGACTTGTTGGTTTGACTTCTCGCAAGCAGAGCATCTTAAAGAAGGTGACTGGATCGAGCTAACCGGGGAGCTATCGACGAAGATAGGAAAATACACGCCTAAGGACTCAGACGTAGAAAAGACAGTAGTTGAACATCACT